ATCGTCAACACCAGCCAGCAGGGGATGCCGGTGCCGATCGTCTACGGCCGCGCCTTCGTTGGTTCGGCTGTCCTGTCCAGCGGCCTTGACGTGGCGCAACTGAAATGACGCAGCTCCAAGGTTCCGGCGGTGGCGGCGGTGGCGGCGGATGCTTCCTGGGGCACACGCTGGTGCGCACGCCCAGTGGGCAACGCCGCATTGATGAGCTGCAGGCTGGCGATCAAGTCCTGAGCTTCGACGACAAGGGCACGCTGCACGAGGCGACGATCCTGAAGGTGCATGAGCACCTGAACGAGCGCGTCTATCGCTACCAGCTCTGGGGCGGCGCATCGCTGGATGCAACCCCGAATCACTGGGTCCTGAACCAGTTCAACGCTTTTGTGGCGATCGGCAGCCTTGGCGCTGATGACTGCCTGGTTGACGAGAACAATCACCTACGCCCCATCGTCGCCCGCGAAGAGTTGCCCGCTGGCACGGTCTACAACCTGACCGTCGAGGGGCATCACACCTTCATTGCTGGCGGCATCCGCGTTCACAATGCTGGCCTCGGCGTGCTGCAGGGTGCAGGTGGCGGTGGCGGTGGCGGCAAAGGTGGCGGCGGCACGACCCACGTCCCCAGCGAGGCTGATGACAGCCTGCAGTCAGTCCAATTTGCGAGCGTCCTCGATCTGATCAGCGAGGGCGAGATCGACAGCATCGAGGGTGGCGTGCAGGGCATCTACCTGGATGGGACACCTGTTCAAAGCAGCGGCGGGATCGACAACTTCACGGGTTACACCGTTATTACCCGCACTGGTACGCAAGCGCAGAGCTACATCCCCAACACCAACGGGATCGAATCAGAGCAGGCTGTCAACGTCGAGATCACAGCCGCTGCATCCGTCACCAGGCAAATCACCGATTCAGATGTGGATCGTGCCCGCATCACGGTGCAGGTGCCAGCGCTGCAGATCATCGAGGACGACGGCGACATTGTTGGCCATGAGGTCAGCATCCGCTGCAGGGTGCAGTACAACGGCGGCGGCTACACGACCGTCTTCGAAGACACGATCAGCGGCAAGACAACTAACGCATATCAGCGCGACTACATCATCAGCCTGACTGGTGCGTTCCCGGTTGACATCAGGCTGGAGCGTATCAGCGCCGACGAGTCAAGCGCCCGCCGGCAGAACCGGACGTTCTGGTTCAGTTACACCGAGATCATCGACGAGAAGTTCAGGTATCCCAACAGCGCATTGGCATTTCTGCGCTTTGACAGCCGCCAGTTCAAAGGCGTCCCAGCCCGCAAGTATCTGGTGCGTGGCATCAAGGTACAACTGCCGAGCAATGCCACGGTTGACACGACCACCTACCTCGGCCGCGTCACCTACAGCGGCGTCTGGGATGGCACCTTTGGCGCTGCTACCTGGACCAACGACCCGGCCTGGTGCCTGTGGGATCTGCTGACGAACACACGCTATGGCGCCAGCATCCCGGCCAGCAGCTTGGACCGTTACGACTTCTACGCGATCAGCCAATACTGCAACGCGCTGGTCAGCAACGGACGCGGTGGGCAGGAGCCACGGTTCAGTTGCAACATGCTGATCAACAGCAGAGACGAGGTTTACAACGTCATCCAAGAGTTCGTCGCGCTGTTCCGTGGCATTGCCTACTACGGCGCTGGCGCGATGGTGGTGCTGCAGGACAAGCCATCGGATCCGCAGTATCTGCTGACCCCGGCCAACGTGGTTGATGGGCTGTTCAACTACAGCGGCTCATCGCAGAAAGCAAGGCACACCACGGCAACTGTCGCCTATCAGGATTACGACAACCTGGGCGAAGTGTCTTACGAGTACGTCGAGGATGCGTCAGCCGTTGCCAAGTACGGCATCATCAACAAGGACATCAAGGCGGTCGGCTGCTACTCGCAAGGGCAGGCGCACCGTGCTGGTAAGTGGGCGCTGCTGTCCGAGCAGAACCTGACCGAGACCGTCACGTTCAGCGTCTCGATCGACTCGGGCATTGTGCTGCGGCCTGGCATGGTGATCGACGTGGCCGATCCGGTCAAGGCTGGATCACGACGCGGCGGCCGCATTGCAGCGGCAACAACCACGACCGTCACCCTTGACGACGCCACCGGCATCACGCTCGGCACCTCGCCCACGATCAGTGTCCTGCTGCCCACTGGCCTGGTTGAGATCCGCAGCGTCAGCACTCTGGCTGCTGGTGTGGTCACGGTCACGAGCGCGTTCAGCGAAGCGCCCAACCCCGAAAGCATCTGGGTTTTGCAGAACACCAGCCTGCAGACGCAGCAGTTCCGTGTCGTCAGCGTGGCTGAGGCCGAGGATGGCATCTACGGCGTGACAGCGCTGGCATACAACAGCAGCATCTACGCCGCGATCGAGTCAGACATCAAGCTGCAGACGCGGGACATCTCCAACCTGTCCGCACTGCCTGAGTCACCCACCGGCCTGACTGGCACGGAGCACCTGTACACCGACGGCCAGAACGTCCGCACGGCATTTGAGCTGAGCTGGGTGCCGCCGACGCAACTGGTACAGTCTTACCGGGTGATCTACCGGCTCGGCAACAACAACTTTTCACAGATCGACACCAACAGCCCCAGCACCCGCATCGAGGGCTTGGATGCTGGCACGCTGCAAGTCCGGGTGCAGTCGATCAACAGCCTCGGCGGCGTCAGCAACCCAGCGACTGCCACTTTCAACCTAATCGGCAAGACCGCGCCGCCGGGCAACGTCCAAAACCTGACGATCGAACCGATCAGCGCCAACAGCGCCCGGCTGCGGTGGGATGCCACGGTTGATCTGGACGTGCGCGTTGCTGGCCGTGTCCACATCCGCCACACCAACCTGACCGATGGCACCGGCACCTGGAGCAACAGCGTCGACCTGATCCCTGCGGTCGCCGGCTACAACACCGAGGCGATCGTCCCGCTGGTTGAGGGCGAAATCTTGGTCAAGTTCGAGGATGACGGCGGCCGCCAGAGCCAGACCGAGACCAGCGTGATCGTGGATTTCCCGGATACGCTGGGCAACTTGCTAATCCAAAGCCGCCGCGAGGATGCCGATTCGCCGCCATTCCAAGGCAGCAAGACTGATGTGTTCTACGACGAAGACTACGACGCACTTACGCTGGACGGCAGCGACGAGCTGGATGATGTTGTTGATTTTGATCTGATCCCTGTGTTTGACCACATGGGACCAATTACCAGCTCTGGCACCTATGAGTTCCTCAACACCTTGGACTTGGGCGCCATCTACGCATTGGATCTGTCACGCTTCTTTGTCACCAGTGGCTTCTACCCAAGTGACTTGATGGACAGCCGTACTGGAGATGTTGATACCTGGGCTGACTGGGACGGTGCCATCGTTGACAAGGTGAACAGCAAGCTGTATCTGCGCCGCACCAACGACGATCCATCTGGCACACCGACCTGGGCAAGCTGGCAGGAGTTCGTCAATGGCACCTTCCTAGGGCGTGGTTTCCAGTTCAAGGCTGAGCTAACCAGCGCAGACCCAGCACAGAACATCCTGATCGATCAGCTCGGCTACGAGGCCACCTTCCAGCGCAGAACCGAGCAGTCGGTCGGTGCTGTTACCAGCGGCGCCGGCACCTACTCGGTGGCGTTTGACAAAGCGTTTTTTACCGGCACCGCACTGCTTGGTGGCCTGAGCAGCAGCCTGCCCAGCATCGGCATCGTCGCGCAGAACATGGCGACAGGCGATTACTTCAACGTCACCAACGTCACCAGCAGCGGCTTTGACGTGACCTTCAGAAACAGCGCGGGCACTGCGGTCAGCAGGGATTTCCTGTGGACTGCGGTGGGATTTGGCAAGGGCGCTTAAAGTAGGAGCAAAATGGCCTAGCTATGGCTCAACACGATTACGTCATCGCTAACGGCACTGGTGCAGCCGTCCGATCTGACCTGAACAATGCGCTGGCCGCGATCGTCAGCCAGAACAGCGGCGCCGTTGCCCCGACCACGACCTACGCCTACATGCCCTGGGCGGATACTGGCAGCAGCCCGCCAGTGTTCAAGATCCGCAACGCCGCCAACAACGGCTGGATCACGCTCTACGAGCTGGATGGCACGTTCTCGGTTGAGGCCGGCAGCGCCAGCAGCCCTGGCCTGTACTTCACCGGCGACATCAACACCGGCATCTACAGCCCTGGCGCTGATCAGTTCGGCATCAGCACCGGCGGCACCAGCAGGC